AGTCGCTTACATCCAACACTGAAGGAAGCCAAAATACAGCTTTAGGTTATGGTGCAGATGTGAGTGTGAGTAATCTAGCCAATACTACTGCTATTGGTAATGGAGCAACCGTTAATTCAAGTAATACTGTGCAATTGGGCAATAGCAGCATAGTGGCAGTCTATAGTTCAGGTAATAACATTATCCGAAACCCAACTTTATCTGCTATTAATGAGACGGCTACTGCAACAGCTGCACAAATCATTTCGGGTTATATTACATCAACAAGTGCAGCAGCAACTACTATTACTCTTCCAAAAGCAGCAGATATTTTGACTGCAATTGGAGGTTCAGCAGCAAGAGGGACGTCTTTATGCTTTACCGTAGATAATGAAGGAGGAGCGAATACTGTTACAATTGCCGTAACTGCAATAAGTGGTATTACGTCTCACCCATATAGCGCTCTTACAACCAGCACAGATGAAATCACTTCTTTATTTAGATTAGTATTCACTACTGATACGACCGCAATACTGATTAGAGTGTATTAAAGGTAATTATGATACTCCTAAAGCAACTAATACCAGTCACACGTTCCCGTGAAAAAGTAAACGAAGGGGATTACTCGGAGGACAATATACTCAAGCCATTTAAAGGTCCATATGTAAATATAGGTGGTGTCGAAGTAGGACTAAGTGCTAAAAATCTATCAAAGGATAAAGCTCTGATAAATAAGGCGGAACATAGTTTATACATTAATGGATATAGAGATTTTAGCAACATTGTTGCTGTTGAAATTTTTAGCATTGATACATTCAAAAGTCAGCAGCGACAAGGGTTAGGAACTGCTGCAATGACAAAGATAATTAATATAGCAGAAGAAGAGGGTATTGTACTCTACTTAGAGGCCCTGCCTATAGGTGATAAACGAATGTCAACACGTGAATTGGTAAATTGGTATACGAAGCTGGGGTTTGAACTATTAACTTATGGCCAATATCCACAAATGATAAAAATACCCAAAAGGAGAATATAACACTCTATCTCATAAAACAATTGCTAATACCATTTATTTTTTGTATATTATATGAATAACCGGTTATAGATGAGCACACAGAACACAAAGGTATTATTTGATCCAATCCAAATTGAAGATTGTGTATGGGGAATTGGAAACGCATTTAATAAACTCTACGAGGATCCTAGCATAGAAACAAACGTGGTATTTTGTCCTATACTAACTGGAGTAGTTCCCTTCTTCGCTGATCTCATTAAGTATATAGAGATGGAACCATATGTCGAGTACATTGGAGCTTCGTCTTACGACGGCACCCAACAACAACCGATCAAAACTTATAAAATGCCAGATCCCAAACTTATAGAAGGTAGGATTATTTGGCTATTTGACGATATTGCTGATAGTGGTAAAACCCTTCAACATCTAAAAGATACACTACTTTCTGATGCTTATAAAGCAGCAGAAGTGAAAACTTGTGTGTTGTTGAAAAAGAGTACCTGCACCTTTCTAGTTGATATCTTTGGATTTTTGTTAGAGAACGATGATTGGATTCATGGATATGGATTAGATGCTCCGAACGGTCGTGGTAGAACTTCACCAGCATTATATGCTACAACATTTTAACTATGAAAATTTCTTTTTACGTAGAGATTGAGGATGTTTATATCCTAAAGCAGTTTCTAGAAGATTACGAGGAGGATGATGCTACTCCAATTTATTACACAAACAAGCCAGCAAGTCCAACTCAAGTTATGATTAGCTTGGACTTTCGTTCTTTTAACGAACTAATTGATATGGAGCTACTCCGTGCACTTTGATGTTTGGATAATTTTTCGTATATTTATATCAAAGGGGCTGCTTTGGTTTTGACAGGCAGACGTGTTCTTTGAGATGATGCAAGCAGGGTTAAATGGAAATCCTTAAACACCTATTAAACAATAATTGCAAACGTAGAACTATCTACATGGACCTTCGAAGATGCTATGGCATTCGTAGGTGGTGATTTGGCACTAGCTGCTTAATCTCTTCCGTATCACTCATAGAACATTGAATAGAAGTGAAAGCCAGGTGAGATGTGACTGAACCTAAAATCGAGTCGTACATTGGTCCAATTGACGATGTTGAAGAACTGATTGGTATTTTGTCTAGTTAGAAAACGAGACTACGCTTGTGAATGAGTCTGTTTGAATATCTGTTTGGACGAGGATTCGAATTCCTCCAGCTCCACTGGTTTATCATAGTCATGCTGAGAAGCACAGCTAAAGAGTGGTCAAGGAAGCTTGATCATTTCTTTTTTGCTGAGATATTTATATATAGTTTATTTTAAATTATTATCAGTTAACTGTTGTCTTTCTGGTTTATTTTCGTGATATTATTAAAATAATAACTTAATTTAAAATTATGATTTACTTAATTACAATTACAATTGCTAGTTTATTAGCAAACGCTACATTATTAGTCTATTACCATAAAGGATTAAAAATAAAAGAAGAATTACTGGTAAAAGTAAAAGTACTAACCGATTACGCTGAAGACCTAAGTATAAAATTAGTGCAGGAAATAGATCTTGGTATAGATTTACTGCATGAAGTTGCTGAAAAACAAGAAGTTAAACCAGCAAAAAGAAGAGGTCGCCGCAAAAAGCCAAACACTAACAAAGCAGTTTAATGGGCTGCTTTAGTCAACTAACACAATCCAACTTCCTCTCAGAATCTAAAGAGGAGCTGTTATCCGCGCAAAGGAAACTTGTAACGGGAGCTGCTCCACTATTTGATGCTACACTAATCTTCAATAAGAAGGACAGAAAGTATGTGTATGATAACTACATCCGGGAATATGAGCTATTAACAGAACTACTAGAGCTGGAGGTAGATGTCTCTAAGAGGTTGATATTCTATATACAAGACGATCACCTATTATTTATATACAGTAAAACAAGAAAACTTGTTGATGAAGCTGTAATCTATAACTATAACGTATGTGGGGATATTCCCTTCTGCAGATCTAAACATATAATAAAGGGTCAAACATACTTTACAGCATTAATTGATCGTAGAATTGAGTTTACTCCTATATCTCCCAACTAGCTTGCTAGTTTAGTTTTTTTTACCTATATTTAGGTAATATGATAGTAAAGGCAAAGACACTTGAATGTAAGGTTTGTGGTGCGGAAGTTCCAAATTGTGGAGCACATGCTGACGCAATCACATGCAGCATATGTGTCACAGAGCTATACTGGTATCCAGAAGATGCTCCTAAAAAGAAAACTGTAGGTTATCCAAAGGGTTGGAGATTTATGAAGGAGTTTGTGCATGAGAGTGGTACAGTATATCGTAGAGGTGAAGAGCAACCAGACCTAAAAGGAACCTTGCCAGCTACACCAATCGCACCAAAGGAACCTAAAATCAAAAAGAGTAAAACGCAAAAGGCTCAAGAAAAGCAAGAAGCTTTAGCTAAATTCAGCAAACTAAAAAAGGAATTAGCAAAAGAAACCAGAAAGACCTTTCGCAAAAAGATAGAGTTAGAAATAAAAAAGTTACAAAAATTAATTTAAAGTTATGGATTTTACAGCAGAACGATTACAAGAAAACTTTGATGAACTTATACAGCTTATTCAACTGCATATTAGTAGTCCGAGAAAGGAAAAGTTGATCGAGTTTTATCAAGATCACCAAGAACGCTTAATGCTTATGCCAGCTAGCGGAAATATCAACTACCACAACTGCTTCCCAGGTGGTTATGTAGACCACGTTATCCGTGTAGTGGATTGTGCTCTTAAACTAAAAGAGGTGTGGGTAGCCACTGGCGCTGAGATAGACTTTTCAAATGAGGAGTTAGTATTTGCTGCAATCAATCACGACCTAGGTAAAATAGGAACAGAGCAAGCTGAGCAGTACATTCCAAACCCATCGGAATGGCACAGAAAGAATCAAGGCAAGCTATATACAAATAATCCAGCTAATGCATTTATGCTAGTACCAGATAGAAGTTTAAAGCTCCTAGCCGATAGAGATATTGCTGTAACGGATGCTGAGTGGTTTGGTATTAAGTTGCATGATGGTATGTATGAGGAGTCAAATAAGGCTTATTACATGAGCTACAACCCCGAAAGTGCACTCAGAAGCAATTTACCATACTTGCTGCATCACGCAGATATGTTAGCCTCTCGCATTGAGAAAACTAACACAACACCTACTGCAGATCTTATTCATTTAAAAACTAAACAAACGAAGCGAGCAGCCAGTCTCCCTCAGGATACTACTACTGAACAGAAGGAAGATTTGATAAAAGCGTTTGGTAATCTTTTTGGATAATGATAATAGCCACCTTAATTACCCTAGCAACCTTAGTAATACTACTCTGCTATCTAGTTTATATAAACTACAAAAAGGCAGAAAGAGCCGCAGACTACTGTGAAGCATACGTTCGATTTATCTCAACACTTTTCTTTCAATTCACAGAGACTAGAGATAAAATAAAAGAAGTAGATCGTTTAGGAGCTTTCCAAGCAGACGATGAAACCGGTTTTATATTTAAAGAATTAGACCACTCAATAGATGATTTATATGAATTTATTACAAAGTATGTCAACACAACAACTGAAAATAAAGAAAACAAGAAAGCCGAAGACTAAGAGAATGTACTTCGGTCCAGAAGTGGATCTTGAGATTGTAAAGTATAACCAGAGTGTAGATGATTTTGAAAGAAGTAGCATATACCGATTAGGCATCAGAGCACCCTTTGAGAAGTTGGTCGAGAATGTGATCCACACATTCAAGTTTTATTACACTGGTGACCAAACCTTAAATCAAGTACAGCACGAAGTAGTGAGTTTCTTAGTCGAGAAGTTACCCAAATTCAAAAAGGACAATGGAAAGGCGTTTAGTTATTTCAGTATAGTAGCAAAAAACTACTGTATATTAAAAAATAGAAGCAACTATAAAAAGCTAACAAGCCATAATAGAATAGACTCGTCGTCAGAGTTACCTGATATTATAGAGGATACTGAGAGAGCAGAGCAACTAAGCTCGTTTGTTAATATGTTCGTAGACTATTGGGACGATAATATGGAGGTTACTTTTTCAAAAAAGAACGATCAAAAAATAGCGTATGGTGTAGTTGAGTTATTTAGAAAGAGAGATACAATCGAGTTGTTTAATAAAAAAGCCTTATACATATATATTCGTGAAATGTCAGATGCCAACACCCAGCAGATTACTAAGATGGTTAAGCTGATGAAGGATAAGTACAAAGTAATGTATAATGACTTTTTAGTATATGGTTATCTGCCAAAACGCAAAATCTACTAATGTTAATTATTATTAATAAAGAGGATATTGTGAGCATATTACAAGAGCAAATAAGCTCCTGGGAGGATATTGGTGGAGGTCCTATATACGATGCGTTCGAGTTTGACCCAAGAAAGATATCACCCCAAGAATTAAAAGCGCTTGGCTACTACGAAAACCGAGACGCTTGGATTGCAGGAGTGCAGATCAAAAAACTTAAACAATACCTAGAAGAGGTACAAGCAGCAAATCAATTTTGCATATCCTAAATAAACTACTACTTGCTGCTATTTATATAAAAGGAATTTATGGATAAAGATAGTTTATTATTTGATGATAAGAGCTTTGCTGACTTACTCAAAGACGTTTATACAAATACAAAGAAAAAGGAAGTTCAGATCAATGGATTAATTGATCAACTAAAACCTATGATTAAGAACATGACTGATGCGTCGGTCATGGTTCCTCTTGTCAAAGAGTACTTGGAGATATCGGTAAAGAATGATGACAACCTAGTAAAGCTGACATCCATTATCCAACGGCTATTGGTAAGCGGAGCGAAGATAGCTGATGCAGATGGGATGGGACTTACAGAGGCAGAGAGAGCTCAGCTGATGTCAGAAGCACAAGAGCTAATAGATATAACAAAATAATGGGACTATTTGATTTTTTTCAAGATCCAAATGCCTCTGGACCAGCAGGTCCAGGCAATAATCACAAACAAAGGATATATCCAGCGCATGTGATAGAAGTGTGTATGGATGAAGATTCACCGTTATATGAAAACCCCGAAGATATCGGGAAGATAAGATTTCGTGATGTGGGTAATACATATCTATTTGCTTCAAAAAAGGAAAATGCACTAGTAACTGTTGCCTGGCCTTTAGACAGAAGTGTATCTAGGTATCCACTTCCAGGAGAGCAAGTAGTAGTATTTTCTGCCTTTGGTGATGTAAGATTGCCATTTACAACAGCATTACAGAGAATTAGCTTTTATGCACTTAATATATCAACTTCCCACAACATAACCTCCAACGTGCAACCCTTCATTATGTCAAATGAGAGTTTGATTGAGGAGCTTAGGGTACCAAGAGCGACTGCAGAAAAGAGGTTTGAAAAGAAGTTAATCGATAGAGATAAGTTTAAAGAGGGTAGTAGTGAGAAGATTTATAAACAACTAAAGCCCTTCGAAGGTGACTTCATATTACAAGGACGGTTTGGTAATTCCATTCGTTTGAGCTCAACCACTGCAAAAGAAAAGGTAGGACAAACACCGTGGAAGAGTTATGGCCCTTCAGGAGATCCTATCATGGTTTTGCGAGTAAATGATGGTAGTACTACTAAGATGGATGATATGTGGGTCTACGAGGATATATCAAAAGATCAAAGCTCGATGTATCTTACTACAAATCAAAACGTAGAGCTGAGTCTACAGTGTACTGCGAAAATGAAATCATGGCTTGCAGTATATGAGCTTGCTAATAATGGGGCTTTGGATAAGATCCCAAGTGATAGTAAGTTGTATGAGCAGGACTCAAACTATCCTAAAATAGTAGATCTAACTAAGCCAATAGTAGATGAGTTTAAGCCAGCTGATACACCTCCTACAATTCCAACGCCACCACTGCAACCCTAAACTATAGAAAAATGTCATATATTCCATCATCAATCTTACCCGAATTTCAAAAAGCATGTATTGAAATCAGAGATGAATTGCATAAGAATTACGGAATAATTATCGAAGCCGTAGCTGCAAAGGCAGTGAAACAATCCGGAGTAACTCCAAAGATTAAAGTAGAAACCTTAGTTAAGTTTTGTGAGGGATTCGTTATTCCTCAAATACAACGACTGGATGGAGGATGGGTGGATCATCCAAAAGACGAAGGAGGTCCAACAATGCGCGGTATAATATCCGTCACATTTCAAGCAGAGTACAATAAGATATTTATAGAATGGCCTAGATTAGCTGGCCTTAATTCGTTAGCCGATAAAGCGGAAGCCCTTGCTCTTAAATATGAAGGAGTAAGAGGTGGTAATAGCAATAATTCAGAGGTTAAGGCAGCATTGTTTGCTTTTAACTCAAGCAACAGAGTATCAGCTATGTTTATATGGAGCATACTATGCAGCCCAGGTGCTGGATTTCCAATAGCAGTAATGTCTGCCGATGCATGGTTGGGGTTTATACAATTTGATATGTGTTGGGCTGGGGGCATTACAGCAGTATTCTCTACTGCCTCAACCAAAGACAGAAAAGCCGAGTTTGATGTCGTAGCTCAGAAGTTTGGATACACCGGAACACCTGGTCAACAATGGGCTTGGGCCAAGTGGATTAATGACACATTACCTCCACCCAACCTTCCAAAGTTTGCTGTAGCTTGCTTTGCTAGTCAGGTTAGCTACTACGATAGAGCATTGCCGGTTAGTGGAGTCGAAGTCGAAAATCTGGTATTTAGAGGATACCACTTCGATCGACTTATTAATAACAAAGTATCAACACTTAAAATGTGTATTATCATAAATGAGATATTCAATAAAAATACAAAAACACTATTTACTTTTGATGAAAAGGAAAAGGAATATCTTTCAGTAAAAGCAGCAACATATGAGACATTGAGTATAAATTACCCGACAGGAGGATAAATCATGGCAACACTAACGTACGCAGAGATACTTGAAAAGGTAAAGAGTGAAGGAGGAATAGACGCCACCCTTAAAGATATTGGAACAGCAACCGCAACAGCAGCAGCAATCGACGCAGGAGTTGCAGTAGAGGCAGAGGGGAGTGAATTTAGTGCACAAGACCTTGTTGGCAGGTCAATTGAAATAGAGGTGGAACAACTACCCGTTATTGATTTTCCAATGGAAGATCAGCAATTTTCATCTAAAGTTAGTAAGAACAGTAAACCAGATCTAAACACACTTTTGTCGTTGAAGAATGGAATGGGTGGTAAAGTCAACAACTATCAAAAAGGTTATGGTCAGGTTATAATAAACAGTAGTCGATTGGTATTTAATGCATCGAGAGACTTTTTGATGATGTTTGGTAAGGAGGGGGTAGCGATAGCATCACCAGGTCCAGTAAACCTGGACTCAGAAAAAGCGATTACTCTATTCGGTGAAAATGGTTTATTTCTTGGAGTTCCAAACAAAGGAGAAGAAATAAAAGACAACATTCCAAAACCAAGATCGAAAGGTGATGCAACACCAAATCAAGAATATGAACCACTAGTGTTGGGTATTAAGTTAGCTAATATACTAGAGGATTTAATTTATATATTAAAAAATGCAAATATAATTGTACCAGTTGGAAAGGGTTATTTTCTCGAGGACACACAATGGGAATTGGCTAGTTTAGCAGCAAGAATTCCAGAAATGCTAAGTACATATGCCTATGTGGATGGAATTAGTCACAATAAGCCAGACCCACCACCACCAGCTCCAGATAAGATAACACCATATCCTACTAGATTAGTAGGAGTAATTACGGCTTTAGGAGATTCACAACTGAGCAACACGACAAGTAATAGCATTAGTGCAACACAACCAATCACATCACCACTAGAATCCCTTCCAGGATTCTATGAAGGTGTAGATTTGTACACATTCTAATTGTATGGTAGAGTTAAAAGGAAAAATAGGACAAATAGCAACTGGTGCAGTTGTTTTAAACGAAGCATACCCACTCTGGCAAAGAATGGTAGATGACTTGAAGAGGGATAAGGCTTTAGAGCTCAAAGCAAAACAAGGGTATGTATCAAAATATGATATAGTAGACGAGTTACGCAAACGAGCCAAAGACAAGGCTCCAGCAACAGATCTTACACTAGCTAGTATGTTAGATCCAAAGGTATTAATAGTAGATATTATAGGCATTAAGCCATCTGGATCAGCTGATCCAGATGCATCTGGATCAGTAGCAACTGGAAGTGGCTTCCCCTCCGGATCTTATGAAAAACTAGAAACATATATTACAACACTAGGAGCAGATAAATTCGAACCACCACTATCACTTAAACAAAAGAGTCCATCTCAGGAGTTTTATGTTCACCCAATACCAAATAATCTTAAAGAAGATCCAAGAAGGACTGGTAGATTGTTTGTAGTAGATGCTGAGACTGTAAAGAACAAAGACCTATTGTCATGGATCTATAATAATAGCTTGTTATATGGATTTTTACCTTACGGGAGCCCAGAACCAAATGCATTTTATTTTGTAGGGAAGGAGAAGGTTAAAGATCTGGTGAGGACTGCAGGCGATGTAGCAAAGGTTGTGTCCACATTTCTAGGTTCAATTTTACCAAAGGATATCATAACGATTAGCACTGACAAAGTATTAACACACAGCTTAACGCCAGGAACAGAATTCGCAGATCCAGGTAACGCAGAGGAAGTAGTGGCAGTTATTGTAGCGGGTGTTACCACCCCCGCTGCAGGTTTGATAGTAACTAATAACAAAATTGACCTATTACTTTATAAACCAGCTGGAGAAATGCTCGCTCTCCGAGCAGACGCAGCGTTTGCTTACGCAGCAATGAAAGCAGCAGCAGCTAACGAAAGTCCAAAAATCGGTCTGAGGTTGACTTCCGCGTACCGTCCACCACTTGGTTCCTATACAAAAATGGTTACTAGTAAAGGCACGGAATTATCAGTCACAACGCAGTACTCTTTGAGAGTGAGTAATCTTAAAGAGGGCATCGTAGATAAATCTGACAACCAATATATGAGAGGACCAATGGAAAATTTCCATCCTGCAACCGCTCCCCCAGGGAGTTCCTTTCATGGGGATGGACTAGCGCTTGACCTTAACACCGGAGGATTTCCAGAACTAAGCGCGAAGACTCCATTTAGTCAAGGTGGAAGGATAATGGAATGGTTAACCCGCAACGCTCATCGATATGGATTTATTAGATCAGTCCCAAGCGAAGCGTGGCACTTTGAGTACCTTCCACCCGGAAAACCAAACAAGTACAATCAAAGTTCAGCAACTGGTCCATATACAATAATTAAAAGCAACAATTCACAATGGGGCCCTTATGGTAATGAAGATTGGAACTCGAGAGGTGGTTTTCTAGGCTCAGGGGCACCTTGATAAACTACTGGAAATCTAGGATATAGTTAAATTCAGAAATAGCACTACTAAAAACGCAAAATCGATGCCATATAATTTTAAGACAACCTTTACGGAACCTCTAATTGCACAGCTTGATGCCGGAACAATAACAGGAGCAGAGGATTGGGCAACAGCTATTACAAGCCTTTACGCAAAGACGGTGGCTATGGGTTTACCTCAAGGAGTTCCACCGACACTTCCAGCACCAGGTCTAAACCCTACAACACCACCACCATATCCAATCGGACCAGTAGGAATTACAAACAATCCAAAAGAGAAGGCCTTTAAGCAGACAATTAAAGCATACTTTCTCGCAAAGGAGATAGGAAACGATAAAGCAGCTTTGAAAGGCCTAGTACAAACCTCGAACCAGCTTATTGCAAAAATAAAAGTAAGACGAAAAGAGGTTTTGGATTTGGTTGAGAACATAAAAGCATTATCAAAGGAGGTCGCCAACATCCCAAAGTATATCGAAGAAATGATTGCAGCAGTGAAGGAAATTATTACTGAGGATATTAAAAGGGTAAAGGATTTGCATGATCTATTTGCTAATCTAGAGCAGGAACTCAAACGACAAATGTCAGCAGAAGATATACGACGAGTTTTCAGCAAGGAGTTGCAGCTTTTAAATATACTCAAAAATATAAAGATTGATAGCTTTGAAGACCTACAAGAGTTGTCAGAGTTTTCAAAAAAAATAAAGGAGCGTGTTGATTCTATTAAAAGAGAGGCTGGAGTATCAGTTGTCGGGAAATCAGGTGAGGGAGAACGAATGGCTCATGTGAAAGATTATATGGGTGGTAAGATTGTTGAAATCGTATTGTCTATAGATCAATTATCCGCAATCGCAGTTAACCCACCAAACTTACTAAATTATTTAGATAGGTTGCAGCGCAAGTCACCTAAGTTTAGAAGAATATATCAGGTTGTGTCTAAGCTAGATTCAATTGAGAGATATGTTAAGCCTCAGATAGTAAAGTTAAATAAAAACAAAGACCAAAAGATCAAACAAATTAAAGACTATATTCAACCAAAGATAGACGAAATTAGAAAGAAGGTTGACGAAAAGACTCAAGAAATCTTATCAAAAAAGAGAGAAGGCGTAAATGAAAATTTATATGTAAAAACAAAAAAGCGCGTTGATGGGTTTAGAAAAACACATGGTGAAAAAATTAAGACAGCTAAAAAGAAAATAACACTGCTACAAGAGGTGCTTTCAAAGTCCTCTAAACTTATACGAAAGGTAGATTCGCTTGTAGTATCTTTGGAGCAGGAGTTTGAAGGCGCTAAGTCCGAGTTAATAGTACTCAAGCAGGGCATAAAGGATGGCTCTGCATACGAGAACTTCACTGAACTATCAAAGGATTTTAAAAAACAACTAGCAGATAGAATACAACAACCATTGATTCCAACCTCACAAAATCAATTATCAACGGACCCAACGCAACCGCCATCACTAAGCCAAATTAGAGAGAATGCAAGACCTGGAGAGTTTGTACAAGGGTATGAGAGAAGGATTGATAGCCCAAATGATTTGGAAAGATCACGAGAATTACGTAAGCAATCTAACAAAGATGCAGAGGGAATTATAGCAACAGAGGAGGAGGTGTACACTTATATGTCTAGTGTGGGCTTAGGAGAGCTGTCTACCACAGCCTTCAGAGCTATTTCCGAATCCAAAACCAACTTGGATATGTTTAAAAAAGTCTTTCGAAAGAAGAAGAGCTCATATAATAGCTATGTTGAAGAAATAGAATCACTCAAAGTTGATAGTAATGATTTACTGGACACCATCTCAGCAATTATAGGGAATAGTGAAGTAAGGCAAGCCCGAAGAGATCAGCGAAGAGATCAAAGAAAGCAGAGGAGAGATCAAAGAGACGCTGATGAACAGCAAGGGACGTCATTAAAGCAGCTATTCCAGGACATTATGACGAAAATAAAACCATGGATTGCAAAAGCAAAAGCGTGGGCTGAAAGAATCTTAAAGCAGGTTAAAGATTACATCAAAGAAAAAGCTGAAAAATTTGAAGAGGATATTGAGCGGTTTTTGTTGAACCTAGTACCACTTGGTAGTGATAAAAAAGACTATGAAACTAAGCAGCTCGAAGCGCAAGCCAAAAAGCTGAAAATTCAACACTACAAAAAGCAGATAAGATATTATCAAAAGCTAGGAACAGCTATTGGTAAAGTTGCAGAAGGCTCACTGATTTTATCAAAAAACCTGTTCACAGACGGTAGGTATCTGCTATCTGCTAATGAGAAGGCTCTAACAGATGTGGTGAATGGTATATATGACTTCAAAGCCACAAGAGCTAATAATGATGCCTCAGTAATATCAGGGCTTCAGGCTGATAGAGTATCTTTCATTGCAAGGATGGATGATCTAATTATAATAGAGATGCTAATACTTGGTTTGATAGAGTTTTTCAAAGCGGTGACAGACTCAAAGAGCTATGTTGCTGATTGGAATAGTTTTATTGAGTCACTGAAGGACAGTCCAGCTTATGTGACAGATGCACTCAAAGCGTTGGGTGAGGTTTACAAAAACCCACCAAAAAATCCACTAACAATAAAGACTCTGGTAGAGGATACTCTGGACGCATCAAACGTAATGAGAGCATTTGAGGAAGTCCCAGTGATAAATGGATTGTTGGTGCTTGAAGAAAAGCACCTTGGGGGAGTAAGGGAGTTGCTCAAAACTATAACAGATAGCAAACTCAAAGACGCAGTCAACAGATTAGCTAGTGGTCGAACAAAGTCTAAGGCACTTTATGAATCAATAAGAGAATTGAGTGCTGTGCTAAATAGTAAAAGCTCATTTATAAGATACTTGTTGGAAAAGCTGAAAGAATTACTTGAAAAGCTTGCAATCTTTATTCGCAAAGAAGTGGATAAGTTTGTCACTGAAGCAAAGATATGGATAGCTAAGAAGTTAGAAAAAATCAAAGAGCAATACGATGAGCAACTGGATAAAATAAAGGAGAGAGCTGTAAATGCAGACGCAATAGTAATGTCTACTGTCTTTGGATTAGCAGCGCAATTATATTGGGCCGGAGCAGTTTGGACGGGACCCACAGCATCCACACACACTACGTTCACAGTAGGATTATTCGCTCCAAAAATGAAGGCGTTATCAAAAGATGGAGCAACCGGATTTGTAACGGAGATGGCAAAGGGGTTCGAAAAGCAATTACAAACAATGTCGGGAATGGTGACTCCACCACCAAACACAGGAATACCACCTATCCTATTTACTGGCTACAAATAAAATTACTAACTATTTATATTAAAACAACATGAAAGCATCCGAATTTATAAATCTAATGCGCAAGGTTATACGCGAAGAGGTACGTACTGTGATTAGAGAAGAGCTTAAAAGCTTAAAACCACTATTAATGGAAAAGTCTAGTCCGAAAAGAGTAGGTATTGCAGACCATATATCACAACCAGCTCGAATACCTCAAGTAAAAATAAAACAAGCAGAAAGAACTATCCAAGAACCAAGATTTACTGGACCTTTGGCTGACTTACTAAACGAAACATACGAATCAATGATAGCACGACCACAAGAGGAGGATGAATGGCCAGATATGAATAACGGTCCAATGGACTCGCAAATGTTCGCAGGGATGGAGGGAAGTACTATGGGCTTAAACTCAATGCTTGCAGATGAGTCCTCACTGCCAGCTAGCAGAGGATATAGTGATCCAACCAATGCGTTCGTGAAAGACTACTCAGCTATAATGAAATCAGCCGACGCAATCCAAGGAAAATTATAATGGCAATTCCAATAAAAATATATCCGCTAGACTTTGAGTCCAACGTAGCAATTGGAATTGATCTTCCAATGATTACAGAGGCTGGAGGTGTGTTTAGTTTAAACTATCTGACCATGGATCAGGCAGTAGCCAATGCAAAGAACTTATTACTAACAAACGAAGGAGAGAGAGTGATGCAACCTGAGTTTGGATGCAACTTACGTAAAACGTTATTTGAGAATATGACGGACGAGACTCTTGAAGTTTTGGAGGACCGTATAAGAAATACTTTTGGGTATTGGCTACCTTACATATTTATTAAAGAGCTGCAACTTACACCAGATGATGATTATAATAAGCTATTTATAAAACTGACAATAGGTTTGGAGGGTAATAAATTTGACACTAGGTCAATAGAAGTAGAAATAAACACATAATAAAGATGGCTAACATTTCAAGAAAACCATCAAAGGATATAAAATACTTTGGACGCGACTTTGATTCTTTGAAGAAGGGGTTGATTGAGTTTGCTAGAGTTTACTATCCAAACACATATAATGACTTTAATGAGGCATCACCAGGAATGATGTTTGTTGAAATGGCTGCTTACGTCGGGGATGTGTTAAACTATTATGTTGATTCTCAATTTAAAGAATCACTACTATTACACGCTACCGAAAAACGAAGCGTTATGTCAATAGCCTCAGCAATGGGATATAAACCAAAGATTAGTGTACCATCTCAAGTTGAATTGGATATATTCCAGCTGCTTCCAGCCTCAGGGAGTGGTGTAGACGTTGCTCCAGATATAAGATACGCACTGCGCATTGGGTCAGGAATGAGAGGACGCAGCACAGCAAATCAAACGGAGTTCCTAATTCAAGACGCCATTGACTTTTCAGTAGATAATATATATTCCCCAACGGAGTTTTCTGTGTATACTATAGATAATAATGGTGCACCGAATTACTTTCTAGCAAAAAAGACAGTTAAGGCAATCTCAGCAGAACCGAGAGTAATGGATGTTGTGGTTGATGGAACTAGTAAGTTTTTTAAATTTCAATTGCTCGGAGCAGATCTAATCGGAATTGATAGTATAATTGATAGTGACGGTCATCTATGGTACGAGGTTCCTTATTTAGCTCAAGATACTATTTTTGAAAAAGTAGCGAATACATCGTTCAACGATCCAGACGCTGCTGTTTATAGTGAAGATACTCCGTATCTAATGAAGCTGAAAAAAGTACCACGCCGATATATAGTAAGAACAACAGACAAGGGATTTGAAGTACAATTCGGATCTGGTATCAGCTCATCACCTGATGAAGAGTTGCTAGCAACACCTGAGAACATTGGACTTAGGTTGCCGACCGGAAAAGATGACTTGGATGCATCTATAGATCCACAAGCCCCAATTTTTACGGGGGCTTATGGTGTAGCACCATCCAACACAACACTAACTGTTGTTTATTTAGCGGGTGGCGGTGTGAAATCAAACGTACCTAGCAACACCATTACTGATGTAGTAGCAATAACACCACACACAGGAAGCTTTCCTTTAAGTACCGGAGCCCTGAACGCTAACATAATTAACTCAGTCGCTATCAATAATCCAATAGCAGCTGTAGGTGGTAGAAATGAGGAAACATTAGATGAAGTGAAACAAAACACACTAGCATCTTTCACATCTCAAAATAGAGCAGTGACTAAGGAAGATTATATAATTAGAGCGTACGCAATGCCTAATGTGTATGGTAGTGTTGCAAAAGTATTCATCACACCTGACGAACAAAGCAACATTGGAACTTCAAAGGCCCACGACGCCGTAGCGAATCCATTAGCATTGAATATGTACGTGCTAGGGTATAATGTTGATAAGCAGTGCACTGTATTGAACAGAGCAGTTAAGGAGAACCTAAAAACGTATATCTCCCAGTACAAAATGCTAACTGATAGTATTAATATAAGAAACGCATATATTATTAATATAGGAGTGGATTTTGATATAATTCCAATACCCAGCTTTAATGCAAACGAAGTCATACTAAGTAGTATTTCAAAATTAAAAGAGTTTTTTGCTATTGATAAATGGCAAGTAAACCAGCCAATTATATATGGAGACATATACAATATATTACTATCCGTTACCGGTGTTCAAACAGTAACCGCTGTTCGTATCAAAAACCTCAACGATGAGTTAGCGGGGTATAGTGATGTGTACTACTACATAGAATCATCAACCAAAAGTGGAATTATTTACCCAAGTCTCGATCCGGCAATCTTCGAAGTAAAATTTCCAGACAATGATATTAAAGGACGCATAGCAACATACTAAGATGATACTAAGATTTTATCCAACCAAAGATGCGACAATATATGAGCGCTCTCCAAACAAGAATGCTGGTTTAGATGCCGTGTTAGATATATCCAAGGTTCTAGACGGATCTACTGCATATAATTCACGAGCTCTTTTGGATTTTGATTTTGAAGCAATAGCACAGACTCTCTTAGATCGGGGACTTGAAGGTGACAGTTACAGTGCTAGTTGGAAACTCAAAATGTATATCGCAGAGGAGCATGAAGTTCCATTAGATTATCAGATAAACTGTTATATGGTATCAGGTCCATGGTCAATGGGGATTGGTAGACATGGAAATATACCAGAGACTACAGTGGGAGTGAGCTGGAATCACAGAGTAAGCCCATTAGATCCAACCACAGCGTGGGGAGCTGGCTCTTCCCCCGCTGGAACAACGTGGAACTATGCAACCAATCCAGGAGGAGGAGAGTGGTATGCATTACCAGAAGTAACCCAAAGCTTTAATTACAAATCTGGTGATCTCGACTTAGACGTCTCTGAGATGGTACCACTATTACTAGCATCCATTGACCCGGCCACAATCCCTCCAACTTATGGCGGATTTTTGATTAAAAAACAAGACTCAGACGAAAGCTCTAATTTACCGTTTAGAAGCTTGAAGTACTTTAGTAGAGACACACACACAATATACTCACCAATACTAGAATATGGATATGATGATAGTGAGCAAGACTCGTCATTACCAAGCATAAACACAAGCGGTAGTTTTAATGTGGTCGCCGTTAATATGAGGCAAGAGTACAAAGAGACTTCAGTCCATAAAATCCGATTTGCAGCAAGACCAACTTACCCAGTAGCCACATTTGTAACAGAAGCAAGTCAACTACAGAGATATATATTACCAGCAGGTTCTCAGTATGCTATATATAGTGCACATACAGATGATGTGATTATTGATTTTAGTAATAACACAACACTGAGTAGTGATGAGGAAGGAAACTACTTCCAACTATCATTTGAGAACTTTCAACCGGAAAGGTACTATCGATTTGTACTTAAAATAAAGAACAGCGCTACTGAAAGTGGCTTATTTGACTATCAAATATACGATAATAATTGGGTATTCAGAGTTTCAAGAAAATAATGAGAAATGCAGATGGAACATTAAATGGTAACTCTAACGATAACGTCTCTGCAACAACTTCAGGGAAGATTGTATTTTTACCAACTAGTAGCGTAGACGAAAATCTTACTACGTACGATTTAATGCCTATTATCTTAAACCGTCCACCAATCATTACAATCAACATTTCAGAAAGATCAGCACCTCAAATTAAATCATCAGCAACGGCAAACGCAAGCGGCGAACATTTATATAGGTTTCCAGATGGAACTGTTAAAGTATACATCGGATCAACTTTCACCTTAAATATAGGAGCGGTACAACCTGACATATATAACGTTGAAAACGGAATACCAACTATTAAAGCACCCGATCAGGAGTTATTTTTTGTGTGGAGGCAGGATAGCGCTATTATAAGAACTAGAGAGAGACCATCATTACAAAGCCGAACAATAGTGAGTGGCAGCAGCATTAGATTTGAGCGAATTCAGCCAAATTCAGCTGGAACGTATACTTGTGAAATATCAAATGATATAGGAGCAGTTCAGTCAGAAGCTATAACGATAGAGGTGCTTAATCCAGATTTAGATGCTTATTTCTATAGAAACTTAGTGATCAACGGAAATGCAACAACAGGCGTTGAAGGTTGGACTGCAAATAATGGTGATTTTGTACAAAAGGAGCTGTACCGAAAGGATGGTGTTGAGTTAAAGACACCAAATCGCGTAGATTTATTTGGATATAATATCGATACAATGCACCCCCGACCATATCAAATTGAAACCGGACTAATTAAAAACGTAAAGTATAACGAAGATTTTTTAAAAAAAGGAGGTGGAGGTTATTTTACTCGAGATGTTTATAAGTTTGAACGAGCAGGAGGGAACTACTATGTACAAGCCTACCAAGAAATTGATGTAACAGAAATACAAGACATAATAAGAGGTAGTATTTATGGTATTGATGGTGTGAGAGTTGTCTTTGGCTGCTATATAGGTAATGCAGTGTCTCAGTGGACTCCAACAATACCAGTAGTAGGTGTAGATCAAAAAACAAATCCAGAAAATTACTACTTGGGAGCTCCACGAATTAGTGTTCAGAATTTCTTAATGGCAGGACCAGGACAAACAACAGATCAAGTATATGTCACACTGGAGGAATATGATAATGAATCACGACTAGCCAGTACTGTCGTTAATCCAGATGGAGTTACTACAACAACACTACCAACGTCAGTGATTCTTCGAGACCCATGGGACAAAAGAAAAACAAAGTATCAAGGGGAAAAGTACTACACAAAAGATGTTTACGGTTTGGGTATTACTTCTAAAGGTGATTGGATAGATAATACTTTATTTGTGGCAGATGAGCTATATCCAAATCTAAACAACAGACCAACACACGGTCAGTACTTAGAATTCAACCGAGTAGTGCTAGAGAGGTTAAACCCAAAAACTACTAAAATCCGCATTGCTATAAACTTTATAACTACGGATTGGAGAATGTATGAGCACTGGGATTATGAGTTATTAGGGAGTGATAGAATCTTTGAGCATGTAGGTTGGGAAGCACCACACAAGAAAAATACATTTATTAAAGAGGCGGATGGGTGGATTCGATCAATACTAGACGTGAGTAGCAAGTATAAGGATAGACCACCGATTGAGAAGTACACGCTAGCACCATCACCTCGTCTAGCAGTTACAGGATTGAGTTTGGCATTAATACCAATAGAGAGATTAAACAAAAAAGCCACAGACTACTATACAACAACTGCGCTATCATTAAATAACAAACCAGTCACTCAGACTCCGTCAGCGCTATCAACAGATTTTATATTTGACCCAGAAGGTAAATTGAATCAAGAGTTGTTCGTAACCTTTAAACACAACTCACCTGCAAGCTACTCTTTGTCCAATGGTTTAATAGAAAAATCACATAGAACAAGTGTATCACTTACTAGTAGACGAAAAGGAGATACGAGTAGCCCTAAGAGGATAAGTAATGCAACTAGTTCACTATTCCCATTCGCTAAAGGAAAGCTTACCTACGTTTATGCTGAAAATTCGCTGGAATTTAACAAAAATGTGAGTGAAACTGAAAATACTTTGCGCATCTCCAATATAAGAAAAAACTTTGTAAGAGAGGATCCTTTTCCAATAGCTGATCCTCTAGGTTACAAGCATATACTAAACACTGCACCAGCTTGGACTGCATTTGGGTCATTTAGTCCCACAAAGGATGTGGGAAGAAAGGTTGAGTGGAAGAATGTCGCGAAGTACATGCTCTATTATATAGCAACATCCGATGGGAGTACTAAATTTAATAGTTATTTACTAGTAATAGAAGAGACCGCAGTAACAATATATAGAGATGCATCACTTGCAAGCGGAACAGGGGAAGCTGAATTCAAAGTTACTGATTATACAATAGACACTAATGGTACACTAGACTTCAGCTTACCCATAGAGTTATTGACTGCAAGCATAGAAGATGGAGGACTAGGTATACCAGCAAAGCAAGATCATATGCTGAACTTGAACTCACTAGAAGCGCTGCAGGCAATGAAGCAATCTGAAGGCGAAGCATTGGCAATAGGAGCTGGAGGTGTAGCAACTGATCCTATGGTATTTAGTAGCAATAGACAGTATAACATAGATGAGTTATGGAAGAGCTACTTTCAGTTGACAACTGACAGAGAGTGGATGGGTATAAATTATACACAATATGAGGGTCGGGATAGTCTAATCGCTCAGCAATATGTACCATTTGAAAGAGATGTTAGGGATTATCTACGTGGTGAGAGCGGAGGTGTAGTTCCAACACTAGCTACCCTAGTGAAGGATTGGAAGGTGGACAACTTAGGTATGGTGCAAATCAAGATAAGAAAAATAATGCCAAACCCTGGGTATAGCACGATATTATACGCAGTTCGTACAGCACCACAATTAGGAACTAACTCGAATGGAACTCCGGTCTACGGTACTGGACCTATGGGTGAAATGTATACTGTGCACTATCCAAAACTTATTGACTCAGCTACTAAGATATGAAAAAGCTAACAACAAGACTAACATCAGCATCACAAGACACAGCACTGAGGTCTGGTGACTTTTTTCTAATGCCAGAGTCACCCTTCCCACCAGCAATAACATCCGATCTGCCAAACAACATAAGACAGAAGAGCTATATAAAAGAGTATGTCGATGGCGTTCCAGATTATGAGGATTTAAAACCGATATTTGGTGTATACTACGTAAAGGCTAATACGGAGTTGGAAATGATTATTGTTGCTCAAGATCCATCTCAAGTAGATATGGATAAGATAGGAGATGACAGCAATCTAAGCTACGCTTGGTATAAAAATGGAGCACCACTTGTAGGACCTAACTCACTATTCAATGGAAAGGGAGCTCGAGGACTTCGACTACCACCAGAGGAGGTAACAGAGGAAACTTCTGGAATATACGTATGCGAGGTATCAAATGCTTACGGAGTTACCCCTACAACATCAGTGGAGATACAGATAACAGATCCAAAAAACCATCCACTATTATATAAGAACTTAATTCAAAATGGTTCTGGAGCTGGTGGAGTAGACAAGTGGACAGTTGATCGTGGAATTATATCAAGAACTTTTCAAAATAGTGCATGGATGTCTTACTTTTTTGGCAGTCTTCCACCATTTACCTATTACGATTTCACCGCTGAAAAAGCCACTCAAAAAGAACACGATTTCAGGTTTGATCAAGGAGGACATGGTGGATTATTTTATCATGTATTCAATACGTGGTTGAAAGAAGAAAAAGATTTATTCAAAAAAGACAATAAGGCTAGTTCAAATGATATTAGTGTAGAGTGGCTGCAGTGGTATGTTAGAACCTTCCCACCACAGATAGTAGCTAATGAGGATGCGGGTACGCATAAGCGAGCAGCATTCTTTCCAGGCATAGACTGGATAGATAGATATAATAAAAATCAAAATCCAAAACATATAGGTCTTATAGGAGAGGTAGAAGATAGAGCTATGACCTATCTAACAAGAGATAAGATAAAATTTCAAAAGGATGGAGGAACTGCAACAACGACACTAACTCAAACTATCAACATAGAAAAGGCAGCCAGCTTTACTGACAATATAGTACTGGGTGTGAGACCTTTGATTGGCCAATTCTTTTCTTACGTTGGAGCTGGCATCACCGGATATTTAATAAAAGTAAAGGTGTTAGGTGTAGGTGAGCGCACTTTTAATTGGTTTGTTCGAGACTCTGAGGACTTTTTTGCAAAACTACAAGGAGCTGCTGTATCGGAAGCACTCTATATTGCTATCGAAGAGGGCTCAGATATCGAAATAATACCCTTGGTTCAAGATCAAACGACAATCACACTAACACTTAGAGACTCATCACAAAGGGAGCTATCACAAGTGACCTTTGATGGCCCTAATGCAGTGGATGTTTTTGCTATTAAAGAGAAGTCTCAATTCCCACTAACGTGGTATCCTATCTTCGATTTATTACTAACCAACAACAACACAATAAAGATTTTTGGTCAAAAGTACTCGTCCACAAAGGCATTGCAACCACTAATGGCACCCAACCCTGCTGTAGTAACGGAAAGGGTATTTGGTGTTGATTTTACATTAAAACTAGACAGTGAAGTTGAAGTCGCTGATATGAAGAGGTTTATGGATTTGGTTATGAAATACTCACCAGCACAACAGACATCAATGGGTTTGATACCAGTAAAAAAGTCGGACCTCAAGAAACTTATAGGTCACCGCGGTCATTGGAGTCTTGAATTAATAGTGGCAGATATGAAGCGGACTGGTGAATGGTGGGATGATGTCAACTCAGCAGTAGATGAGAATAATCCACAATTTGACATTGCTAGAAAACGAGAATTATACCGCTCCATTGCCAAATTATTTAAATCCGTCGCAAAAGTTATCGTGCTAGAAACCCCAATTGTGCTAGAAACCCCAATTGGACAGAGTAGTGGGGCATCCGAGCTTGATGGGGCATACACAGTCCACATGGACCGCAATGCTGCGTTTTATATAAACAATGTAGAGTACAGAGAAGGAGGTCAGCTTTTCCCAAAACAACCAAACAACAACCCACCATTTAGCTACAATCCCATCCACGCTTCACGAGACAATAAAGCACTACAAGATTACGGAGCAGCAGCGATGTTTGCTATAGGAGGAGAGTTTCAGATTCCAGAATCTACTAGAGTTATCGATATAAAGGTGTCTTTCACACACGACTCGAACGCGTTTAGAGATGATTCACCTGAAACTAAGGGGTGGAAAAAAGGTACAATCTATAGGGATGATTTTGGTAATAAAGCAGCGGATAGCAGAAGGGTGTTGGAGTATGGTTACCCTCGATGCGGAATCACGATGATGAAGTTGATGTTACTACCACAAACAGAACAACCAGATACAGATTTTATTAGTTATTTTATACCACCAATTAGCGAAACTGTTTGGGGAAGAAATAAACGACAACTTTTTGAAAACGTACATGACACTTCCCAACCAGGAGATTTTTCTTATGATTTTTATATGCCAACAACTGTTCCAAGCTTTAGAGGCATGGATGTGTATGAATTAGGAAAACACACTCTTGCAGTTGAAAAGATCATAGTTCAGCAGAGAAAGGAACTCAGCCCTCAGATGTCTGATGAGGAGTCAGAGAAGCTTGCAAAGGATATTCAGCAATTTGAAGGATCCACACCAGCACGAGATGAGACTTACGGAGATGAGTCTGTATAATTAATTACGTAATTTTAACACTAGCATATTTATTAATAAAAATACGTGGCAAAGATAGCAAAATCTATAGTAACATTACAATCTAGGAACAATGCCACATTGCCAATAGCAGCTGGAAAGTCTATTAGGGGTGCAGGCATTAGTAAAGATATCGCACCACAAGCAGTAGAACCTAGACCAGCAGCTAAACCACTACAACCATCGATGGTAAGTCCTTTTGGAATTAAACCCAATAACGTTACAATATATCCAAACGATGCAGTAGTAGTTGATGTGTTCAATGCTCTTAATCTATATTTAGAGACGAACTTCCGGGTAAATAGCTATACTAAAGATGATTTGGATATCACTTTAGATGTAGAGGCTGATCTAAAGCAGTTTAATTATATCACAGGAAAGTATAACGTACAGTATAAGTTTCATCGAAACTACCTAGGATCTGGAGATGGACATAGGATAGGGATTCAGGAGATAAGCTCTGACGGATTAGAGGTACGTGTAGTTCCAACACTCAGTAGCACCATCAGTAATGCCGATTTCTTAGACTTCTTTGCGAAGGGGTTTTTTGAGATTACAAAAGCACAAGTACTACCTAGTCTATTCTTACATAGACAAACCGAAAACGGAATAGAATCTTACCGTATTTTTGATTATGTTCAAGATAAATTTACGGTTAGTCAAAACCCATTCTCGATCATATTAAAATTAGCAGCACCCATTCCAAGTTCAGTTACGCTAGGTGAGCGTGTGTAGGTAGCACAACAAGTAAGTGATTCAATTGCTGATTCGATCACACTTATTCCACCCAAACCCAAAAGAAACCAAACCTTCATTGCAGGACCAAATTGGGATGTATTAAGTAAAACTCAAACAGCAATCACAACTCCATACAAGGATTGGGACGACATACTTTCAACAAACCAAGAAACCACGGAAGGGATAATTAATAAGTTATTGAGTGGATCTCTTGTTGAAGGAATTAAATTAAACACTGACTACAGAGATTTTGAAAATCACATTACCTTCGGCTCTGCAGTAGAGCGAATACAAAACTACAGATACAAGCTAGCACTAATAGAAAGCTATGATGCAAGAATAGCGGAATTGACAACCAATCTCGACTCACTGCCAAGTAGTAGTGTATCTAGTAGTTTAGCTTTCCAAACCAATGTAATTAATGCAAAAAACAAAAGAGCTGTG